ACCAGATGATACCTTTATAGAAAACAAAAGACAGAAGCCAATGCGTAGAGTAGTTATAACTGAACTGTTAGAAGAAATGGATCGGTTTGAACCAGAGAAGTTATTTTTATTGGCAAAGTGTCCTAAAGATACTTGGGTTCGTAATTGGCAGCGTAATGAAACATTGATAGATTTGAATAAGATTCCAAGAGATATCCATGATAAAATATTACGAGAGTTTAAGAATATGAAAACAGCAAATCGAAATAGGTTGTTTGATTATTTTGTAAAAAAGAAACTTAATAAATTGATGCAAAACATAGGAGATTTTTAAAATGGCAGTACAAGAAACATATAGGCCCCTGACACATGAAATGTTTATGAAAATAAACAACAAGAAGGATAGACCTGGGAAGATAAAAATTTTACAGCAGTATGATACACCGGGATTAAGAATGATTCTTAAAGCAGCATTTGATCCTAAGATTGTTTGGTTGCTGCCTGAAGGGGATGTTCCATTCATAGCTAATGATGCGCCTGATGGTACAGAACATTCTCGACTAGAAACTGAAGCTAGAACATTACAGAATTATGTAGGAGTTAGACAAGATAATGGTGCGGTTAATCCTGCAAAGCCTGAAGTTAATAACATGAAGCGTGAGATGTTGTTTATTCAATTGTTAGAAGGTTTGAGTGCAGGTGAAGCTCAAGTATTGTTATCTGTAAAAAACAAAACACTCAACAAGACTTATAAAGGATTAAATGCTAGTTCAGTAAAAGAAGCTTTTAATTGGGATGATAATTTTATAAGAAAGAATCAATAATGGCTGAAGGTAGATGGGCAGATTGGCAAGTACGACTAATTGCCGAGAACATGGCTGAGAAAAGACCAAAACGAGCGTGGTTTGAAGATGATAATGATAATGAAGATTATTTTACATCGCTTAAGAGTTGGTCACATATTACAGCTAGACAATTATACTCTATGGAGTTAGAAGAGCGACAATTGATTATTTTTGTACATCATTTGGGTATAGAACACATTGGAGTAGAAACATTTGATCCCCAAGATAAGGGTAGATATTCTCGACAGAGTGATTTTGTACCAAGTGAGAGTGATGCTTATCAGGATCATGTGGAGCAGTTCCAAACGCTCAATACACCTCCCCTTGACATCCAACCTAAGGAATAATGTATTATCAACAATTATATCAATTTGGATATTTTCATGGAATGGTTCCTGATATTGACAATGAACAATTGGCAGAGATTATTATAAATCATGGTCGCCGAGAAAGTGAAGATATCGCAGATACTACCCATGAAGATTTTGATTTTCCTGATAATGAACAATTTAGAAAATTAATTGCACATATAAAAAAAGAATATAATTATGTTAATTCAGAAAGAAAATTGGTTTTAAAGAATTATTGGGCCCATATACATGAAAAAAGAGAAAGCTCTACTTTGCATGATCATTGGGATCCTTGTGAACGATTAAGTTTGTCTGGAGTATATTATGTGCAGTTATTGGAGGGTGCTGGTAATTTAGTTTTTAATATTCCAGAAAGTCAACATACTAGAATCAGATATCAAATAACTCCAATAGTTGGACAATATTTTTTATTTCCTACTTGGTTGGAACATTTTGTAACTAGAAATTATAGTGAGGATTTTCGTATATCAATATCATTTAATTGGGCAGAAGAAGATAATGAATAAAGATTATATTGTAAAGAAGAAATTTATTAAAAGAGATGTTGCTGATTTAGCAGCTCTTTACTCGTTTTACAATTATCTATCAAACCCTAATGTTGAAGGAACAACAGCGCAAGTACCATTAAGTCATTATGTATATGCAGACCCTCTAATGGAGAGTTTGGCAACAGTATCACATCCGAAGATGGAAAAAATTACAGGGTTAGAGTTATTACCTACATATACTTATTTTAGATTGTATAAGCCTGGAGCAATATTACCGGCACATATAGATAGACCTTCATGTGAAATTTCTGTTACGGTATGTTTAGGATGGGATTATAAAGGTGCTGCAAATGATTATAGATGGCCGATTTATATTGAAGGAACAAGAGTTAATTTAGATATAGGAGATGCAATGGTTTATAAAGGAATGGATGTTGAACATTGGCGAGATGAATTTGTTGCTGAAGAAGATTCATGGCACGCTCAAGCTTTTTTACATTATGTTGATAAGAATGGTCCTTATGCTGAGCATATTTGGGATCGAATTGAGAACCCTATAAATTGGAGAGGTAATGATATTATGGGGTATAGACACCACACAAGACGTATTGATTGCAGTATAGATAAAGATAAATATTATTATGCCAACTTACACATTTAAAAATTTAGAGACTGAAGAAGTCTTTGAAAAAAATTGCCCCATTTCAGAAATGGAAGAAATGCAGGCTTCTGGAAAATATAAACAAGTAATACAATCACCTATGATTGTTAGTATGAGAGATTCTTGGAGGCGCCACACAGATGAAAGATGGAAAGATAAATTGCGCCAAATAAGAGATAAACATCCTGGTAGTACAATTGACGTTTGAAATAAATAGTCATATATACTAACTAGGAGGAGCTCTGTTGAGTAAACACAAGAAGAAGAATATGTATATACCAAGCAGCACACTATTACCAATCGAACCCCTAACGGATAACCAGAAGAAGGTATTTGAAGCCTGGAAAGATGGCAAAAATATTTTTACTTCAGGTGTAGCCGGTAGCGGTAAAACATTTATATTATTGTATCTTGCCTTAAAAGAGGCATTAAATAAAACATCTGTGATAGATAAAGTGGTATTGGTTCGTAGTTTATTACCTTCTCGGGACATAGGATTTCTACCAGGAACGATTGAAGAAAAGTCAGATTTATACCAGGACCCATATCGCATATTGGTACGATTTATGTTTAAATTGGCAAACGACCAAGACTTTGTACATCTTTATGATAAGTTAATAGAACAAGGGTCTTTACAGTTTGTTTCTACTTCCTTTTTAAGAGGGCAGACATTTGATAAAGCTGTTATAATTTGTGATGAGTTTCAAAATATGTTATTCCATGAGTTGGATACATTGATTACAAGAGTAGGACAAGACAGCAGAATTGTATTTGCTGGCGATGTTGAACAGACAGATTTGAGAAAACATAATGGCGACCGTGAAGGAATAGGAAAATTTCAAGCCATTTTACACACTATGGAAGAATTTGAATGTATAGATTTTGATTTTGGAGACATCATCAGAAGTGGATTGGTAAGGTCTTATTTAATCGCAAAGGCAAATTTGGGATATAAAACACAGGATTTTACTTGACATTAACTTAAAAATGTGAGATAATTATATTATGACTTTTGAACATGAAAAAAATTATGAGCCGTTCCCAGAATTGGCGGTTCATAACATCAACGGACTTCGGTTCTACGAAGCTCCTAATGGAAAAAAATATCCTAGTATTACTACTGTACTAGGCAAACAGCCAGGCAAACAGAAAGGTTTGCAACAATGGCGTGAACGTATCGGAGAAGAAGCTGCTCGTATTATTTCTGGCAAGGCAGCTCGCCGAGGTACAGCGTTCCATCATATCTGTGAAGATTATATAAACAATCAAGATATTGAAGAGCATAAAGGAAAGAACTTTTTATCTTGGTGTATGTTTAATGAACTGAAACCAATTTTGAATGATACAATTGATAAGGTTGTACTTCAAGAAACTAGTATGTTTTCTGATACATATAAAGTTGCAGGCAGATGTGACTTTATAGGAGTATATGATAATAAACTGGCAGTCGTAGATTTTAAGACTACAACAACACCAAAGAAAGAAGAATGGATTGAAGATTATTTTATACAGTGTTCAGCATATGCTGCAATGTTTGAAGAACATACGGGCATGGCTGTTGATGATATTGTTATTATGATGGTTGCTGAAGATGGTTCAATACAGATTTACGAAAAGAAAACTAAAGATTATCTGGATAAACTAGAAGGTATGATGGAAAAATTCTATGAGGATCTAAATTTATAAATATGATTGATGATTGATGATACTGAACAAGTAGACGTTTCGGACGCCGGGGCAGTGCCGGCCACCTCCACCAATTCACGGGTGATGTATCAGGGTATTTTTGATTTTGCTAAAATATTGAATGCCTATTATTACACACCCGATGAATGGAGTAGACAGGGAATGTGGGGTCCACTTCCCGATGAAAGGAACACCGAATTAACGGGGGTGAACCAGGATCGACGGGATGATGAAACTTCAGAGGAGAACATCAAAAACTATAAAAGCCAACGATGACTTTTATGATTATGCAATGGCTGCTTAAAAGGTAAGCCTGCATCGGGGACTAGCCCACCTTGTCAAATAACGGGCCACCAATTTAAAGAGGTCTCTGCAATTGACAGCCTCATCCCCCCTATCACCGAAACAGAGATATGGTGATAACCCACTTTAAATATATATTATGAGTCTAGGAATAACAACAAAATCATTTTCATTACAGATTGAAGAACTAGTTAAGACTAAACATATGTCTTACATGGATGCTGTAATCTATTATTGCGATCAAAAAGATATTGAACCTGAAAGAATTACAAGGTTTATAGATAAAGGTATGAAGGAAAAACTACAGTTAGATGCTGAAGCTTTAAATTATTTACCCAAAACAAGATCGTTATTTTAATGACAGATTACGAAGCATATTTAAACTATCTAGCTTTAAAATTACACTTTGATGGTAAGTACGATTATTTCAAATATGGTGGTAAGACGAGCGCAACGATAGAATCTTTTAAGAAACGTAAAGACAAGCATCAATTTGCAAAGTTATCTAGAAAATTATCTAACGAACAGATTACAGAATATTTTATAGCTAATCTAATTCGTGATAAATCTTGGATAGGAGATTTTAATAAACAAAATTGGACTGAGCATAAAAAAATAATCCAAAGTATAGAATATGTTTTTGAAAATGATGTGGAAAAACTATTGACAATAGCCGAGAATTTTGATATAATATTTAATTGTACGGATGGAAACCATCCTAAAATATTAAAGGCATATCTAGGCAAAAAAATTAGTTTAGAAACTTTAGTTATATTCGATAAACTTTTAGATTATAGAGAGCAATTTGATAAAGATATAACTGAAACTTTTATATGGAAAAATGTTAGCCACTTATTGATGAAATATACACCATTTGTTAATGTTGATGTTCGTAAATGCAAAAAAATGTTATTGGAAAAGTTGACAGAACGTAAAGAATGGCCAATATAAAGGTAGAGAATATTGTTATTGTAGGTGGTGGTACAGCAGGTTGGGTGACTGCATTAAATCTCTTACTTAAAACAATTAATGCAAAGATTACAGTTATAGCAACAGAAGAAATTCCAGTTATAGGGGTTGGTGAAGGAACAACAGTACTCTTTACTGAATTATTAAATCAAACTATCAGTGATAAAGAATTTTTACAGGAAACAAGATCAACATT